AGCTTTCAGCTTGGTCACGTCCATGGTTTCCTCGTTTGCTTGGGTTGGGGTTTGCGCCGTCTGCGGGTTACCACCGCTTTCTGGCTGGGGTTGCTCTCCAGCGGGCGCACCGGCCTGCTGGGTGAGAGGGTTTGCCGGGTCGTCGGCGCCGTCGTCCATGTACTGGGCGAACTCGCCGGCCGCCGCGCGGCCAATCAGTTGTTCGAGCGTGGCGATGCCATCCACTAGGCCGGCGTCGACCGCTTGCTGACCCTGGAAAGTGCGGCCGTCGGCCATGTTGTTCACCACCGTTTCGGCATCGGTGCCACGGTTGCGCGCCACGTCGTTGACGAAAATCGAATAGGTATAGTCGACCGAGTCCTGAATCGACTGCCGGCCGTCCTGCGTCAGCGGCGCATACTGCGAGGCGATGCGCTTATATTTGCCAGCAGTGATCTCGGTAGTCTTGTAGCCATCCATCGCCTCGGCGCCGCTCACGTCCGTATGTGTGGCGACCACGCCGATGCTGCCGATGGTCGTAGTTTGGCTGGCTGCATATACTTCATCGGCCGCGCTTCCGATCCAATAGGCCGCGCTCGCCATCGTGCCGTCAGCGAGGGCGATGATCGGTTTTGTGCCGCGCGCGTTGAAAATCAGATCGGACAGTTGCTGCGTGCCGTCGACCGTGCCGCCGGGCGAATCAATGTTCAGGATGATCGTGTTCACAAGCGGGTCGTCCAGCGCCTGCTGGATGTCGGCGCCCAATATCGACATGCTTGTACCGCCGCTGATCTGCGAGAGCAGGTTCATGCGCTTAGAAAGCACGCCGTCAACTGGAATGATTGCGACGCCATTGTCGGTAACGTCGTAACCACGGGTGGCACCAGGCAAAGGGGCACCGATCTTCGCTTCGAGCGCGGCCAGATCGATCTTCTCGCCCCGCAAATGACGCGCATAGATCGACTGCACCTCCGAAAACATCTCGGGGGTAATCGCCCATGGTGCCGTCGCTATGTCGTGAAGTTTCATATCCGTACCTTTGCAAAACTCGGTCAGTGATTTCTAACAATTCCCGGAATCTCACGCGCTTTCCAGGTCACCTGCATCGTCATCGCTCGGCTCATTGGACGATGGCGCGGTCTTCGCTGGCGGTGGCGCCGGCGGCGCTCCATTCAAATTCGCCGGCGGCAGTGGCGCATAGACCGTCTGTAGACCCAAGTCCTTAAGCTGCTGTTCCTCGCGCGCACGGCGCTGAATCATCGCATCCCAGTCTGCGCCCGTCAGCGATACACATTCGTCGGCATAGCTGCTGATATTCAGCTCCAGCCGGCCCTTGGCCGCATTCACCTCTTTCAGGGGGTCGAGTTGGCCGGGCGCATCGCCGATCCAGGCGGTGCCGACATAGGCGGCGCGGATATATGGATCATCGAAGAAGCCGGGCGCGTCGATGCGTCCGAGCGCAATCGCTTCTTCTAGCCATGCCTCATACACTGGCTGGCAGAACATGGCGGCCAGCCATTCGCGGCGCGTCTTATAGAAGCGCCATGCCTCAATCAATGCGGCGCGGGCGGCCGAATAGCTCGCGGTGAAGTGCTTTACCAGTACCTCAAATGGCAGCTCAAGCGCAACGCCGATCTGGCGCAGCACAGCCATCACGAACGGATCGAATGCCACGTTCGGGCGCTTCGGGTCGGCGAACTTCACGTCCTCGCCCGGTGCCAGGTCCAGGATGGCACCATTGCCCATCATCAGCGGGTCACCGGCCTTCGCGCTGCCAGGGATCGAGCCATCGCCGACGTCCAAGCCCTGGCCGTTCTCGCTCGTGACGAACACGGTGAACATGCCGGAGATCACGGCGGCCGTTACTTCCGCCTGCGTGTAATCGGTCAATTGCTTCAGCAGCTCGATCACGGGCGCGATGTAGGGCACGCCGCGTGACTGACCTGGGCGGCGCTTATCGTAGAGGTGAACGATATTGCGGCGCCCTGATTTGGCGCCGAATGCCGGAACGATGTCCCATATCAGGCTGGGAAGCATCAGGCCGCCCGGATGATGGCGCAAGATATGGTATGCGACAGGAGCGCCTTGCGCGTCCATCTGCACACCCTGCGCCAATGTCTCGGTATTGATCGAATAGTCCTTGTTCTGCACGCGGTCAGCTTCGATCAATTGCACCTTCGTGCCATAGACGCTGCCACGGCGCGAAATCATCGGCAGGCTGGCGAACACATCGCCGCTTTCGAGCGCGCTGCGGAACGCCAGATTCTGGAGGGCGTAGAAATCGTTGGTGCGCGTTGCATCGCAGGCGCTCGGGTCTTTTGCCCACAGCTTGAACTCGCGCTCGGTCTTGGCCTGCCACGCTTGCGCTTCGTCCTCGGTCATGCCGAGCGCTGCCGCATCAATCTGGCTGCGCATTACAAGGCCGCTGCCGACCGCAGTAGTGGTGACTGTGTTCACGGCGCCCAATGCCAGCGGGCTATTGCGCATGCAGTCGCGGCTACGGTTGCGCAGCCAGCGCAGATCATAGACGGTGTCGCTATCGGCGCTGCCGCCGTATGGCGTCCAATTGGCGGTGGCGCGACGGTCGAAGCGCGCGCCATACCATTGGCCGGCGACAGCCATCTGCACCTTGCTGCGCATGCGCTCAAGCCCGGCTTTCGGGCTGAAGAAGGTAATGGCTTTGTCGAGCAGCGATGGCTCGATTTGTACTTGGGCCGGAACGCGCTTCATCGATTGAAGGGAGTAGGAGGAGAGATCATCGGCATGCCACTAGATTGACCTTCGCCGTTCGGTGCGCCATAGCGCACGCGCATGCCACCGCTACCCTGCGTCAGGCGCATGACGCGCCGTTCCCAGTAATCGATGTTGTTGCGGATTTCCGCTGCGTTGGCTCGCGTGAGACTGCGGCCGCCGATGCTGTAGCTCTGGCCGCCGGCCACGGCATCATCTGCCGCCATCCATGCGTCCAGCTTCGCCTGTGCTTGAGCCAGAGAAATGCCAGCCATAGCGCGCTCCAAATTGGTGATATTCCGAGAATGCCGCGAATATCGCACAGGAAACGTTGCGCGTAAAGAAGAGTTTGGCTACAAAATGTCGTGATACGACAAATTTTTAGTGAAAATGACCCCATAAAACGGGGCACGCCGCAGTTGTGCGCAACTATGGCATAAAAATGATGCAGTGGAAAGTGTTTCAGGTAGGAATGCCGGCGCTTCGCACACCGCGCTGGCGCCCTTGCGATGCAAGTGGTGTTCCAGAGGTGATCATTTGATGTAGACGGCCCAAATCGCGGTAGAGATTCGGATTAATGAACGTCTGCAATACGAATAGCAAGCCGAGCGAATAAACCTCAAGGTCAAATGCCTCATTGCGTCCGGTCGTCACATATTCCATCTTGATCGTGCCGCGGCGAGGGTCTTTTTTCGTCAATTTTTTCTCGCTGGTCATCTGGTCAAGGTATTGTTCAGGAACCCACATGGGCAGGTGAATATAGCCAGGGCCTGGCTGCTCGATCTGCAAGCGCGAAATGATGCGGTCCTTTGCGGCAACTGTTGCAAATTGGAACAAACGAATATGACTGCGCTTTGCCGTGCCTTCCACCGCCAGGCCGGGCCGGCTTAGGTGCTCGCGGCCCTTGGTGGCGAACACGCGCTCATTCTGGCGCGGCTGCACATAGTCATAGACGGCGTCCGCCTGGTCGCCGGAGTCGACGCCGAAGATTGCGATACGCATAGGAGCGCCCGGACCTTCCCGTCCGAATTCGCGCCGGCGCCATTCATCGAGGCGTAGCCAGATCGTCGCGTCGCTGCTCGGATCACCCCAGAAAATCTCGTAGTCCACCAGCCAGGATTCCTCGCCGGCGCCATAGGCAACAATCTTGGCCTCGATGCGGTCGCCCTGCACATCGGCCTGACCGATCAGCACTGCGCCGCCTGCCGGCACGCGGCCTCGCTCATATTGCTCCAGGCGCTTCGCCAGCGTATTGGCATTGAGCCGCGTCCCTTGTTCTTCCCATGTCTCGGCGAGCTTCGTATTCGTCCAGACCTTCAGCTTTTCGGGAATATCCTTGGCCTTGAGGAAATCGGCAACCATTTCCGACCAGGAATAAAACGGGGAATAGAGTGCGTTCAGATGGTAGCCCGCCGTGGTCCCATCGCCCGGCGCCGTCGGCTGCCAGCGTGCGCCGCGCTCAGTCTTGATCATATCTTGCTTATGGCGCTCATCGATCAGCACGCCGCATTCCAAGCACAGGTATTTAGCAGTGCGCGGCAGATGCCGGCCGTGCGCATCCCGGTCCCAGCGCAGCAGTTTGGTGCCATCTTCCGCCTGCCATCGCAATTGCTGCATGTGGCCGCAGTGCGGGCAGGCAACGAAGTAGTAGCGCTGGTCGCTCGCAAGGAATTCGCGCTCGATCGGGCTAAAGCCCTTGATGGTCGGCGTGCTGGTAAGCAATATTTTCTTGCGGCTCTTGAATGAGACGCAACGCTGCTGCGCTAGGTCCAGCGGATCACCCTCGCCGTCCACGTCATGCGGCCACCGATCGATCTCATCGCCGTAGAGATAGCGGATCGGCATCGATGCGAGAGAGCTGGCGGAATTAGCGCCGGATAGAATCAACATGCCGCCGGCAAATTCCTTGATGAACATGTTGTTGGCCGCGTCGCGGCTGGCCGGCTTCGCGAAGCGCTCATAAAGAACGGGGGTCTCGCGGATCATCGGATCGATCCGCTGCAGCACGTTCTTTTTCAGCATGTCAATTGTCGGCTGAACGAATAGCATTGGGCCAGGCGCATGGTGCGCGACATAGCCTAGCCAATTATTCGCGCCTTCCGTCTTGGAAGTCTGAGACGCCCACATCAGCACGACACGCTGGATTGATGATTGTGGCGAAAGCATCTCGAACGGCTCGCGCTGATAGGGAACGCGGTCGGTGCGCCATTTGCCAGGCTCGGCCGCGCCCTTGCTTGATAGCATGCGATGCTCATCGGCCCATTGCCAGATATTTAGGTCTGGTGGCGGTTCCCAGCCGGCCGCCCAGGCGTCGGTGATGATCGTTTCGGCAGCCTGCATCATGGCGTCGGCGGTTTGAGCGCCGCGATTTCCGCGCATGCCCGGCGTACCTCGTCTGTCAAGAGGCGATGAATCTCGTGCTGGTCATCCATGCCATTGACAAGCGGGGCAATCCTATCCGGCAAACCCATGAGCATGTCACGGCATTTGCGCGAAATGTTGAACATTGTCATCCTGACAGTTTCGGCCGGGAGCAGCGTGCCGCTTTTTTCCTCGAATTCAAGCTTGGCAAGCCGGGCATTGTAGGCTTCGCGGATGGCGCGCGCCTCGGCGAATGTCATTTCCTCAGTGATGGCAGGCAACGGCGCACCATCCGGGATCGTCAGCGCCTCATCGTCGGCAACCGGCGCAGGTTCTGCCGCCTTTTTCGCTAGCTTCACCGTCGATTTCTTCTCGCCCGGCGCGACAAGAGGCCGGCCATCGGCGACAGATTTGCGCTGCTGGGCCGCATCTGTGTTCGCGCGCCATTCCTGGTCCGCCAAATCCACGTCAATGATGCGATTTCCATCCAGGCAACGTGATAGCCGCCCGGTTTTGATCGCTTTATAGACGGCAACATGCGACACGCCAAGGTGTCGCGCATATTCCGGCACTGTCATCGATGGCTTGCTCATTTTTCCTCATTTTCGGAGGTTACATTGCCGAAGTGTAACCGATGTCGTGTAACTCGGTGGAATGTTGGCGCGCTAGAAAAGCCGAGGGGCCGCCGGTACC